TCATATAACAACCCGGTTAGCTATCCAGCCATAGAAAAACTGTTCCTGGCTCGGATTACGTTCACAGATTTCAATGTAACGCTGGCCTTGCATGATATTGAGAACACGAACCAGGACTTTCTCTCCTTCTTTCCCACGTTTAGCAAGATAAGTTTTGAGTGCATTAAGAGTTGCTGGACCATAAATCCCGTCTAGTGATAAATCTAGCCAACCTGCTTTACCCTGGTTATTTAATAAGTTTAGTGCACGCTGTAAAAGAGGTTTTGCAAAGCCGATACCACAATTTACTCCTGTATCTAACAACTCCTCAGCAACTGCAGAAGAAACGGCATTCACCTGGTCAAAACGCGGAGCCGTCCAATAGTTTTTGCGATAAATAGACTTAGCCATATCAAGCGGCAAGTCCTTCATGTTTCCTTTAAATCCGTTTGCTTGAGCAACTGCTTCAGTAATGCCGTACTTAGTTGCACCGCCACGATCTCCGGGGTTATTTACATAACCACCTTCACGCTTGATGAGTTCTTCAAGATATTGTTCAATATTCATTTCAGTTTCCTTTAGATGTAAAAAAACCTCGCTAATGCGAGGTTTCAGGATTTTAAAAATTTATTTAGCTAAGAAGTCTTTCTACATTCTTTTCAATTAATTGTTTGCTTTGCTTGTTAAGCAAATAAAAGTAACCAATCAATCCGAAGAATACGGCAGCATAAAGAATGACAATCCATATATACTTAAACACACTTTCAAATAACATATGATTCATCATATCCACATCAATATTGATTCCAAAGTTGTGTGCATATCGGCTGAAGAATAAGGCAATACAGTAAATCAATACAGGAACAGCAAGAATCCCTGTCCAGACATTGATATTATTTTTCTTAAGCTCAAGTTTTTCAAACTCAGTACCACCAAAATATTTTTCAACCTCGACAACCTGTTTATTCAAATCATCTTTTAGTGATATTGGTAATCTCTTATCTTTAATATGATATTGAACATCCTTCAATATTTCTGCATTCTCTAGCGTTTCACCCAAAATTCTTAAATTTCCCATAAAAACCGTAATTAAATCAGTAAAACTAAGGATTCTAGGATAAATAATGTGCTTAAAATCACTTTTTAACATAAAAGTAATAAATTGAGTTTTGATAAAAACCGCCCGAAGGCAGCATTAACTGTTTTCGATGTCTTTTCTGGCTTTCTTAACTTCCTTGATCACTTCAACAATCGTTTTACCCTCTTGTTTGTCAATAAAGTTGAAGATCCAACGAACCAAAGCCCAGCCGGGAATTCCACAAATAAAGAAGAAGCCACCAAGAGCGATCATTCCCCAAATATCCGTAATCCATTCATGCAGCCCCCACTTCACGATGATGAATGAGCCGCCCGCCAAACTTGATACAACCGTACAGATCAAGCCTACTGCCCACTCTTGAGGTGAGCGTGGCATACGTGTCATCAATACAACTGCAGCAACTAATGCGACCGCTAAAGTCACCATAATTGCTGCCCCATAAAATTTTAATAGTGCTGTTAAACCGCTAGTGGAAACTGGTTCCATTTATATATCTCCAGAAATAGAAAAACCGCTAGGAAGCGGTAGTTGTTCGTTGTCCAATCCATCATTGGAACGACCAAAAAGAAAAAGCACCCAAATTGGATGCTTAATGTTCTTTAAAAGTATTAAAGGGTTTGTAGGATTCTCCCTCCATTAATCAATTTTGTTGTGAGTGGCGCTAATCCGACAATTGCAGTACCACCCGCTCCAGACTGTCCTTCAGTTGTTCCATGGTAATTCCAGTTCCATGTTCCACTATTTGTCGACTTGGTACCAAGTTGTCCCCAGCCTCCACCATCACCAGATAAAGGTGATACATAACGACCATCATTTGGCGTTCTATAACCTTTACCCGGTATTTCAGCTTCAGCGTCGGTAACTTTCACCACCATTAGATAACCACCAGTAAAATACCAGCGCCAATCCTGAGTATCATTGTAGATTGGCTGACCTGTCATAACTCGGCCAAAAGGCGCACCAGCTCCACCAGGAACACCCTGCACTCCATAGCCCAGTTCTGTGTAGATACCGCTTGGTGTTGCTCCACCACCTGAGCCACCTCGAGCCAAAGTTCCACCATCAATAATCAGGTTTAGTTTGCTGTGCCGATTTAATAAACCGGGTGCACCTTGAAATCCATCACGGCGTGTTTTGGTGAAGTTGTAATCAGGATCTGTAGACCAGGCGCCAAAAGCCAAATGAGGTAAACCACCATCCCCTCCGCGCCCAACAACTGATCCCTTAATTGTAAGATTTACAATCAGATCAGGAGGAAATTCCCCTGTATCAATCGCTGGTAACTCGGGAGCAGCAGGAACAATAAACTCCTGTTTAGGTGGATTAGAGTTATAGTCAAACTTATAAACCATTCGTGTTTCAGGTCTAAGTGAACTAGAACTCGAAACCAATGCACCGGCTTCAACTACAAAACTAATCTCACCTGTAGTTGGCAAATCACCTCTTTGCATCTGGTACAAACGGGCTAGATTGAGGTCTAACTGGTCATATCGAATGTAAATTGGGGAGTCATCCACCGGCACATCAATAAAGTCTTTGTCATTAAGGTAATAACGAACATCATAATTCACTGCCGTAATGGTATTTGAAAACTTATCAACTGGATCTTTCTTAGCAACCAGATAAGGTAATGAATCCTTTGTATCGTCATTAACAACCGTATAAATGGTATTAACAAAATCATCAGAACTTAATTTGAGAGCACCGTTTGGCAAACGTCCTAAAACTACTTTGTTCTTAGCGGAGCCAGCAGTAATTGGAATTAGATCAACGCTGCCATCTCCCATTTGCAGATAAATCACATAACTCTTGCCAGCTATGAAATCAACATCATGACTCAATGTAAGAATTAAGCCCTCTTGCTGAATTACATCACCGCTTTGATGGATACCATTTCGATAATCTGCTACAGCAATACGATCACGTAAAACCAAAAGTTCGGATTCTGGTGTTGCATCAAAGGTGATGGATTTACGCTGAAACCGAAGCTTGTTCCAAAGCCGGTACGCATTAAAGTGAGCTTGCCACTTGTTACGCACACCTACAGATTTCACTTCTTTAGGATTCTTAGCTCCTTTATCAGGTAGATAGATATTTATGCGGGTGTCATCGGCAGGATCCGTATATTCATAGATCAATCCATCATAGTCATCCATCATACCAAGCGTAAGATCATGCTTATAACTATCCGGAATGATGTTCCTGAAGTTAAATAGCAATACAGAATTATCAGTCGGTCGTTCAAAGTAGATCTTTAGCTTATTGTTCTGACGATAAGCAGTACAAAACACAGCATCACAAAGGTTGGTGACCAATTCTTCAAACGAAAGATTAGTATCGTCAATGGTGGCACAGAACTCTGCAGCTAAAGGTGTACCGAAGTAATCGACAATATCGTTATAAGTACGATAGATGTTTTCAATATCAATCTCGTCGATCGTACGGCGGCCAATCTTGTCATCGAGCGCCATTGAGACCAAAGCATCTGCAAAGCTTGAAGTTGGAAACAACTCTGTCGTCATTGCTCCATTTTTATAGGTTGGCAACATTCGCTGAAGATCAAAATTAATCTTGCGCGACTTAACAGATAAAGCACCGGTCGTTGCATAAGTACGTGCACGAAAAACCGTTTCATGTTCATACATCGTGCTTTGTAATGGGAATGCGCCATATAACGCTTGCCACTTCACCTCATCAACAACTGTTGTCACTGCTGGGGTTGGTGTTAATCGTCGAGCACGTACACTACAGCGGCCCTGAAATGTGACCATATCCAGCGTTGTACCAACTGTTTGCCGCGACTTAGCTGAACCCTTCAGAATAATCTGCTTTAGCATTGGGTTACCAATTGCAGCACCCGACTCATTCACTGGAGTAACTTCAACTTCAATAGTGACATTGACTGCCGCCTGATTGCCTCCTGAAGAAACTGTATAAAGTCCATTGTTGGCCACAAAGTTGAAAATGACGCGACTACGCTCGATGTTGTCCAAGATGAATGGACCGATCCACTTCTCACCAATAGATGAAAGCTTTGGAGATAAAGCACCAGTTTGCTGATTTGATAGTTCTTTTAGCTTTAGCCAATTCGGATTTACTGCTGCCGGGTTAGATAAGGCCATTCGGTCATCAGCAACAGATAAAACGCTATAAGTACCGTTTAAATCGTATGTTTGTCCGTTAAAAGTAAAAGAAGCATTAGTGATTTCAACTCGGTCATTGCTGACAAACTTAGTCGTCAAATCGGTATTGTTAGCAGCTGCTCGAAGTATCTCATTTGGGTAAGCAAATTGAAGATAATTGGTGCCTTCCAGACTTTGAGTATCAGCTGGTCTCAATATCTGGCCATTAACCGAGTTTTGGTGTTGAACAGTTAAAGGCGGTGTTGTAATTTCGCTACCAAGCGAAAAATAAGGTTGGCCAGATACAATATCAACACCAGGACGAAAGACCTCTACCGATGCCCCAGCAATATCAACGATATTGGTTTCACCATCGTAAGCACCTTTGATGTGATAGTGGCCACGACCAATACAGCCAACGACATGCTCTACCTCAACGTTGTTTTCATAAACCTTGTAAGGCACAGCAATTAGATCAGCTGTATCCCAAGCTGCACCATAAATATCAGCAATACGGCCATTCACTCGCATTTTGTTTTCGCGGTTTGAAAGTTCGTTATTTGCAGATGAGGATTGATTGTTATTCTGAGTGGTTTGGGCAATTGACGGCGCGGGCATTAAAAATGCAATCGCCACACTTAAAACAATAGAAACGATAGCAGCAATAAGTGCAGGCATCCCTTTCGGGTTTTCAATCACAATGAAAGTACCCGGCAAGAAATCAAGCTGCTTTAAGTCGTGAGCATTCTTCGGTGTAACTTCATTTGCAAAAGAGATTTCCGCATGATCCATATTGCTTGGTGTATGAAAAATACGGACATGCTCAGGCATATGTTCATATTTTGAAGTTAGCCACTGCCCTATTGTGTGGGCATGTTCAACTGTCTTTTCTTCAGACAAAGCATCTTGCTTATAAATAACTTTAATCATAATAACTAACCCGACTAAACCCCATTGCCTTAATGACGTCTTCAGCTAAATAAGTGACTCCACTCTCCATCAGGTGTAAAACCTTCTGCCCACGAAAAAGCCCCACATGCGGGGGCTTATTTCTTTGTCTTGGATGGAAGGCAACTATGCAACCTTCCTTGGGCATGGGCAGCGGATTTAAGAGTTTTAATCGCGAGACTTTAAACTTGATATGGCCTTTAGGTTGCATGAACAAATCCAAAGCTTCACTCCGATCTACTCCATATAGATCTAGAGCGGCTTCATGAGCAAAGTGAACACAGTTGTAGTGCTCTTCGTCGTATTGCTTATCAAGTAAATGATCATGACTTTTCATACAGCCCCCTTGAGTCCACTAAATCTATCCAGTGAGAAAATGTCACCAGTTTTGGAGGTATTTAAACGAGGGGACTCAGCTTTAAATGTCACGGCTTTATTGTTCATTGAAACACCGGCAAGTTGAAGGCCAAGCAAATAATGGATTGGTGTATTCAAATTATCTGAACTATAGAGCCGATAATTAACAGTAGGTTTCACATCTGCAAATTGACCTTCCAGCACACGCTCAAACTCATCTGGCAATATATCGCCAAGACCAGAAACTGAGACAGTTAAAGTCTGGTCCAGATCACCTAACATTCCGGATCTTTGAATCGTTAATGGTAAATATTCATAGTAGAACTGGCCTGACCCTTCTTTGTGCTGTACATAGACACCTCTATCGTCATTACGAACGACACGATAAGTGTTTAGAAAAGATGGGTGTGATAGCTCAATACACTCCAGTTGATAGATATCGACTTTACGATTAAGAAAGAACTTAGCGTATTCGTTATCCATTAGACCTCCCAATCTTTAATCAATGCTGCATCAGCTGTAAGGTTCGGCTGGTTTTGAACAACCTCTAGTTGTGCGTTTACCCGGTAAAGATTTCCATTCACTTCATTGGTCTTGAACGAGTTGGGTATAAAATTGCATTGGTATTGCTGGCGTGTTCCCTGATCAATAACCAGATCCGCATAAAATGAAGCTGGCTTGCTTTGGTAGACACGCCAAAAAGCCATCATTTTATTGAAATCGGTTTTACTTAAATTCCAGTTCACATCGACAATATGGCTATTACGTTTTACATCAATGTAATAACGTCCACGCCCCCCATCCAGTTGCTGGCGTTTCACATCATCACCTGGTGTTACGCCATAACCGTTGGTCTGAGGATTTAGCTTTAACTTGTACATAACTTTCCTTCAGGCAATAAAAAACCACCTCGAAGGGTGGTTTGATGAAACAAGGTTTAGATATTTAAATTAAATACAAAAACTATTTAATATTAAGAAATCGATTTAATAATAGTTTCTTTTCCATCTTCAAAAATCTCCTTCACTACAAACTTGCAGTAGGCTCCATCTTGAGATGGTTCAATCAGTAAAGCTGGATTCACAAAATCTTTGATCTGTTTAAAACGGATCAATTCATAATTTCCATTTCTTTCCAACTGATAGTCCATTTTTACATCACAACTATACATAGTAGTGGACCCAATAACAGAAGTAAGCCTGAAAGTTAACTTCTTATTTGCGGGTACTTTAAACTCAAAAAACTCTTCTCCATTATTTAAACTGATTGTGGGCTTAGGCATATTTAATTTTTTGGGCTCATGCATAGAGCCATACTTTGTTAAATTATTTGAAATCTGCTTTGTTATTAGGTTTTTAGAAATTTTTTCACCCTTATTATTTTGATAACTAATATAAAACTGCACCATGGGTATATTACTTCTATATACCCTTAAATTGGCTGTATCACCTGCTATTTCATCTTGATACATATTCGTAGATCTTACGAGATTATTTACTGCAGGAATGGCACAGCCCGTAAGGCTTAAAAGTGTTGTAGAAATTACAATTATTTTTTTCATTTCATGACCATCTATTTAAATATCGACTGACTCTATCACCTTGAAATTTAAATATTATGAAAATGAACCCTCCGAAAAGGGTTCAAATCATTAAGTACGATTTCTTCTTGCAGTTGTATTCTCAGTCAATGAGCGGCTGATTAGAGAGTTTGGATTTTTAATATCCTCGCTTACTAATCTTGGTACCGCTTTAGGAAGTTGCTTATCCAGTTCTTCTCTAACGATGATCTGGACAGTCTTCTCATCCAGTTGTTCAGCCTCAACTATTGCACCGCTGACTTGATTCACGACTTCAATCTTAAAATTGATTGTCGGAGAAGATGGCTCAAAAGAAGGCATAAACTCAGCTTGAGGGCGTGAGGATTGCCCTAAGGTGAAATCCTGAACGTCATCAAGATTTGATCGATCCTGAACTAAACCATTTGAAGAGAAGTAAACTTTACCGTCATGGAATAGATCAGAACGACCGGAAGCAGTCGGTTTTGAAACAGTTCCTCCAGTAAATCCACCGTTCGCAAAGCCTTTAGTAATAATCTGATTTTCTCGAATAGGTTGATTAAAAATATTCGAAATCGCTTGATTATCATTAAATGCTTTTGAACTGAGGAAAGAACGATTAAAGACATTTTCTACTGAAGTATTCTTAGTAGCATGGTTATTAATAAATGCTTCAGGGCCTGAGCTCTTACGCATATTTTCAACTAATCCAACTCCACCCCAGCGTTTAATATCCTCTTGGGACCACACCACCTCTCCTTTGTGGACAATACCTGCAGGTTCATATTTTCCACCAGATCCCGTATAACCACCGTCCGCAAAACCTTGATCTTTGATTGCCCGGATGTTTGCGATAATGCTGACACCTTGGGCAACGGCTCCAGCAATTAATGGAATGTTAAGAGGAAAACCAGCTTTTGAAGCTGCTGCGATATTTTGCTGAATGGCAATACCTGCAGCTGCAATTGCATAAGCTTTATCTGCCGCAAACATGAGCTTGTATGCTTTAGATTGCTCACCAAACATTGAACCAAACATCGATGTGACTGAACCCATCATTTGCCCACCAAGGGCAATCTGAGCGTTCAATCGATCTTGTTGATATTTGTCTTCAACGTCCTTAACGTTCTGAGCATAATCATTGTAAATTTGACTACGTTGTTCTTGAGCAGCTTGAATGATTGCAGTTTTCTGGTTTTCAAAGTCTTGTTGCTGAATTAGTCCAGCTTCGATTTGTGCATTCAGACTATCTAAACCATTTTGTTCATTAAGATCTGTGGCAGCATATTGACTATCTGCAAGATCATTTGCAGCACCCAAACGGCTAAACCGTTCCTGATCCTGTCTAAAGAACTCACTGGAACCATTCATATCAGCCTGAATACCGCCCCAGTTCTGAACAGCGTTGTTAACTTTGTCGCGTGTCTCTTTGTCCTGATTGGCTTTAGAAAACGCGATTAGCTTTTGCCGCTCTTCAATAGATAGTTTTGTATTCTTAAGAATCTCCTCTCTTTCAAGTCTGTATCTCTCCTGCATGGCTTGAGTTTCCGAAAGCAGAGATAAACGGGCTTGAAATGCACGTTGTTCTTGAGCCAACTGCATAAGAGCGAGTTCTTGCTTATACTGTTCTTTGACTAATTCAACAGCCTGCTTTTGTTCTGATTTACTTAATTCAATATCATGAGCCGCATTAAACTTCTTGCGATCAAAATTTTCTTTAAGTAGTTCAGCCTCGGTTTTCTGGAACTCCTTATAATCCTCAAGTTTACTTTTAATGGCTTGTTTGGCTATAGCAATATCATTATCAGCACGGCGCTGTAATTCAGCCTTAATTTCAACAGTACGCTCTGGAGTAAAACCAGCTTTATCAACATCCTCCAGTCTAACTTTTAAGTTATTCTGGATCCGCTGTACTTCAGTGGCCACTTCATTTTCAAGTGAACGCTGAGAGTCTTGTTGACGCTCAAGCTGCGATTGAATATCGCCTGATGCCTTATCACTCCCTTTACTTGATCCACCTTTAACCTTGCTCTGCATACTTGGGGACTGATGCAGAAGTTTAAGTGTTACACCATCTTCAAAGATCACCTCGCTAACATAGCCACCACCCTTGCTGTCATATCTTGTCTTGATATCTTTCACGGCGACATTGGTTGTGATCGGTGTGCCTTCAGGCATTGAAAAATCAATACCCTTATGAAATGAAGAAGCCCCTTTGGTAGGGGCTTTTCGTGGACCGTAATTTGAACTGATCTTGTAAGATGACAATGGTTTGCCGCCTGCCTGTAATCGGGCTAGATGTTCATTCGATACTTTCTGGCCAGACATTGAGCCGCCATATCGAACATCAAGATGAGGACCTGTGCCAATCCCTGATTTTCCTGATACACCTACAAGACGTTTAGCAATCTTCTCCTGCTGCTCCAACTCCTTTGTCTGCTTACGTTTGGAGTCAATTAGTTTCTCTTCACGCTCCTGTTGTTCCTCAATAATTTTGAGGTTTCGCAAAGCACTATCAATTTCATCTTTAGATAAAATTGCACTCATCCCTTTAGCTTTTTGCAGCTCTAGAATCGCGTTAGCCTGAGCAACGGTATATCCCGAATCAAGCAAACCTGATTTATAGATTGAATCAAGCACATTATCTCTTTGCTTATCCCGATAATCCTGTAAAGCCTTCGATGCTTTTTCTGCTTCAGTTGCTGTATTACCAATTGCATTCGCTTGTTGTTGATGTTGAAGTGCAGCGTTTTGCGCAGCATTCCCAGCTAACTTACTTTCAACACCAACATTCTTTAAACCTTCAACTAACTTAGTACCCTTTTGATAGCCTTCGTCATATTTTTCAACTTGTTGCTTAAGTGCGTTATATAAGTCAGGTGGAATTTTCATTCCATTTAATCGTTCAATGGCTTCGGTATAGCTAATAGTACCTGTACGTGCATCATTAGAAATTTTGGCAAGTTCCGCATTACCGACTGCATAGTTTTGAATGTTAATTAATGCAGAACCGACAGCAAGTTCTGTTTTTCTCAATTCCTTATTTTGAGCTTCCAATGCCTTGGTCATATCATCAATAGCAGATTGCTTTTCAACTCCTCTTAATTTTTTAAGTTCTTCAGCCGTTTTATTTGCAACCGCTGCTTGCTCCTCTAGCTTTTTATTGGCTTTTTCCGCCTGCTCTTGAAAATACATATAGCCTGCGGCTAAAGCGGAAATGCCAATAGTAATAGCACCTATAGGACCTCCAATAAGTCCAAGAGCACGACTACCAATACCACCAGCTAATGACGTAGCAGCAGTCAGTCTGGTTTGTGCAGCAGTTTGTGCATTAGTTGCTGCTGTCACAGCGGCTTGAGCTTGGGTGTATCTTAAAGCAGCTGCAGTAGCTCCATATTTGGCTTGAGTTTCAGCATTAGTTGCCTGAACATTAGCAAGATGTGCTTTAGCTGTATTTAAAGTTGCTGCCGCTTCAATAAGTTCTGCTTGAGCCTTAGTTATAGAAGCTTGACGACTAGCTAACGTAGTAACTATTCCCTCTTTAACAGCTGCTCCTTTTAGTAAAATTGCACGTGTGATTAATCCGATACCAGCGATAAGTGCTCCGTCAGCCAGTATGTTCAAATTACTTGAAAGTACCTGAATCGAACCAGAAAGTACTTGTGCGGCTCCTGAGCCTTTCCCAGCTTCTCCTACAAATTTGGTAATTTCATTATTTAAAAGAGTTAATGATTGTCCAATTGTGATATCAGTTTTACCAAATAATGCATCTACATCAGACTCCACATTTCTTAGAGCTTTTACAATTTCTTGAGATGTAATTTTTCCTTCAGCTGCTACTGAACGCAACTCTCCTACGGTAATCCCCATACCTTGTGCAATGGCCTTTGCTAATGCTGGGGTTTGTTCCATCACAGAGTTCAGCTCTTCACCGCGTAGTGTTCCACTTGCAAGGGCTTGCCCGAACTGGACTAAAGCTGCATCAGCAGCTTCAGCAGTTGCTCCACTAATGGCCACTGCTTTCGACACGGTTTCTGTTAAACGGGCGGTATCATCCATAGTAAGATTTAATGTTTTGGCGTTATCACTAAAGCGCTGATACACCTGTAAAACCGAATCCCAAGCAGAATAGGTTCTTTGAGCAATCTGAAAAGTATCTTCAGTCGCTTTATTTAACTCAGCTTGATTGTTAGTTACCAACTTCAATCTATTCTGCAAGCCTGTATAGGCATCCATTTTTGATACGGCTGATCCGACTGTTAACAACCCTGCCATATAGCCAGCAAGTGCACGTGTCGAGACAGATAAGCCATCCATAGACTTGGAAGCATACTCACCTTTACGTTCAATACTATTGAGTTCATTGCCTAGATTACGCGCATTACGTTCAGCATTTTGCGAATCAATAACAATGACCAAACGAGATTCTTGTGCCATTTTTACTTTCCTCTAGGCAATAAAAAACCCACTCAAGTAGTGGGTTCTGTTTAAGTTAAATATAATTACCAATCTAAGGCATTAAATTAGTTTGGCCTTTCTATAAGTGCTAAGCATCAGACAAGCCTTTATATAAAAAGTAATCTAAGCTGCTTTCTCTACTTGCGTTAATTTATATATCCAAACTCTTTTGGGGCATCACCATTATCGGTATAGGAATGACAATACTTAAAATAAACTGATATATCAGAATCATATACTGCTGGCATCCCATCCTCGCTACTAAAATCCAATATTGTTAATTGGGAGCCACTTCCAACCGATGGTTTTGTATATGAGCAATTGATAATTAATTTGTGTGGTTTTTTGTCCCAGCGTATATCTTGATCTCCACCTCTACTATCTTCAGGATCAAATTCCGAAGTACCACCCAACAAGGTTGCCTCAAGTAAAACATTTTTACTTGTTTCTGATATGATCTTTGTACTGATGGATTTAGACCAAGAACAATATCCCATATGACATCTACCTACCGATATCACCTCTGGAGTATTTAATATATTGAATCCAGCATTCGCGATTGAGTAAGCACTCAAAGACAATATTAATAATAAAAGTTTTTTCATATTTGATCCTGAACCTATCCTAGTAAATCAGTTCACGCTAAGTTCTTCTTATTATTCATACATCGACATACAGCCCAAGTAATATTTTGCAGAAAATTCATTTAACTGCTCTTGCTTTAATGAGGGGGTTGAATAACTTGGTTGCTCATAAGCATCACGAATAATTAAAGTAGTTATTTTATGCATATTTTTATTTGGAGTTTTCTTGAGTGCTGAATCATTTGCCTCTAAAGCTTTAATCAATGGTAAACCATTTTGTTTTTGCATCATGACAGTATTAGCCAATTCCATGTACATTCGGCAATTTTTATCCCGTTCATCATCACTAATAGGTTTAGAAGGTTTTGCAATCGACAAAATAGGCAGGAAAACTAAACTCAACAAAATTATCTTTTTCATTTCACCCCACCTTTATCATACATTCTCAGACTAGTTCCCAATCCAGATTGTGATATATCTATCCAATAGTCCTTACATCTATAATGATATTGATTGACGTCACCGTATTTAGGATCAATTTCTTGAGTCAAACTCCAACCAACTTTAGGTAAACCATATAAGGTTATAAGGGCATCTTTAACTTTACCAACTGGAAAATCATCTAATCTTAAACTTAATCCAAAACTTAAAATTTTATAATTTTTTGGATCATAGGTTATAAAATTAAAATCATAGATTGGTTGCCCACCTAACCAAATATCATTTTTTCTATTTAATATAGAAACTCGATATTCCTTATTTCCTTTTTTATTAAAAAACTCATTATCAAGTTCTAGTCCTCTATATTCTTTAGATACTAGTTCTTTTGCTGATTTCCCCAACCCCACATCACCAACAATAATTTTATCTTTTGAAATCTCACAAGCACCAACATTTTTAGTTTGTGCCCAAGAAATAGAAGGTAAAAAAATTAACCCCAAAAAAATTATCTTTTTCATAAAATTACCCCTATATTTAGGGGTAATTTAACAAACTAGTTACTAAATGTCACATAAAGAAAAACCACCCAAAGGTGGTTTTTAAATTAATAGTAGTTTAATAATGATGGGTAAAAAATTTAGTTAATGTCAAATTTGTGGTATCACTAATCGGATAAGGTTTTCCGTTAATTATCAGAGGGAAAAATTTTGCTTTTTTACGGAATTCATCTAAAACAAAATTATCCAATTCTTGTAAGCCGGTACTTTTTTGAATCTTTGCAAGTGTGATATTACCATTATCATCTGCTTCTGAATAAATACTCATGTATCTGATTTGCCCTTTAAGATCATCTTTATTAACCTTAATTTCAGGAAAAAATTCAAAAATCGGCTTTCTAGAAACATCAAAACTGAATGGCTGCTTACCATAAAAACCAACATAAAAACCATTCTCTTGATAAGGGTAAAAGCTAGCATTCTTCATGGCTTTTAAGCTTTTTTTATCTAGAGATTCAATACCACTACTTTTAACGATTGTCGTATCTACTACTTTACCCTTTTCATTCGCTAAAAAACCTACAATAACCTCTCTGTCATATCCTTGAAGTTCCTGATCGCTAATATTAATTTTAGGGATTTGCTTCCAGTGTAAATTTGGTGGCATTACTTCGACTAAATTATTAGCATCACTGGCATAAACATTAAGCGCAAAACAGAACAATAAACTTAATAAAACTTTTAAGAGAATTTTCATATTGATCCAGATATTAAAATATTTATTTGAAAGTATAAAAAGTGATTAAATTATAAATGATTTCAACCACAACTAACTACAAAAGCTTTTTTATAGAAGCTCATCACAGCCTCATAATCTCTTAAGAGAGTTTCCTTTGTATATACATTAGGTGAGAGCTTCAGTAATGCTGGCATATATTGCTTTTTATAGACTTCAGGATAGTCCTTGCACAATATTTCCCGCTTTTGGCTCAAAGAAACCTCTCGATTCTCTAGAGCATTGAGCATCGTATCAATCTGCTGGCTAGCTTGCATGAACTGCTCTTCTACTGAAAGTGGAAGCGGTTTTATTTCATCATGTTTATAACAACTTACTAATAGAACCACTGAAATAGTTAACCCCAATGTATAAAAAAGTTTTTCTAGCATATTAATTTTCAATATAAATTATTGTTAACATTATATATTTCTATAGGTCAAAATACATTAGCTAAAATAGCCATCAAGCAGATAGCTATTTGTTACTTTTTGGACTTGGTAGAAATCTTCTTATGAACTTCTTCAATAAATAAATTATCTAAAGCAAAAATGCAGTCGTGAAATATATGAGCATCAATAGGCAAATCATTATGCTCAGCATAAACATTGATTGCATGCTGTTCTAAGGATAACGGAATACCCTGCTCATATCGTCTAGCTCTGATAATCGTACTAAAGGCAACAAGTATTGCATCCGCTGCATAAGAATATTCTGGTGGATCCGGAATGTGTCCACCTAAGAACTTGATTTGTTCGATTTCGTGCGGCGTTTTCGACGCATACGTTTTCTGGTATTTGTAGAGCTCGATGACTTTCCCATTATTGTCGCCTTGTCCTTATCAGCTTCCTCCTGAATCTTTTGCGCCTGCTCTTTAATAAATGACCAGATAACAATACCTATATCACCAAGATTAAGAAGCTTTGACGCATTTTCAGGTGTATACGGTTTTTCAGTTTCAACGGATTTGCCTTCTACTATCTCAGCAAAAACAATACCTTTCCAGTCTTCAATTAAATGGGCACCAGCGGCATCTAATAAGAGCTCATGGTAAAGCTTGCTGTCTTCATCTTTTGCCATCACATCATAGCCTTTTGATGAAATTTGATTCCCAGCTTTTTCTAATGCAACTTGAAATGGCTTATAACCAATTCCACGAATTTTAAATTCTGCTTGTCCACCTGCAGTTTCAAACGTACACCATTTAGAGACTTCTGAACTTCGTACAATTCCAACTTTTAAAGCCATATCTACCTCGAAAAATTTGAAAATAAAAAAGCCCATGGGATTCCACAGGCTTTATTGATTTGAATTGAATTACACAAGAGCTCGTACAATCGTTGGAGCTGTTCGCACTTGAGCAAAGTTGATATCTAAAGTAACGATGTCATCACCGCCGCCGTCTGGATGATTTGCTTCCATTACTTCTAATTGCGGGAAGTTGAACGAGTATTTACTTCCCTTACTGTCTTTAATATCGAAAGCCAGAGTAAATACATCACGAGTTTTGATCGCATCAATCCAACCTGCAGCTGTAGCTGAGAACATGAAGGAAGCTTTCGCTTCAATATCCATCATCTTCTCTAAGTAAAACTCTGGTGTGTACTTGCCCGAGCCGATACAGCGGATTGCCTCAAGATTGTTATTGATTGAAAGTGTAAGTGACTGCATACACGCTTTACCTTGAGTCGACTGGCCATTAACTAGCAAGTTCTCAACATTAGGCATGCTAACCAGTGGTCGTGTAGTAGCAGCTACTGGATTCAAAACGGGGCTTGTAGTTTGTCGTGTGAATGAACTACCTACCAAGCCAAAATTACCAGTGATTTTCCCAGTAGTTTGAATAGTGATTTCGCCGGTATTAACCTGGACACCACGGTAGATAAATACCTGCCCTACATCTTCAAAAACTTTAACTAGCGTCAATGACTTACGAACTGTACCGCCAATAGTTAAGCTGTTTGTGGCCCAGTTGTTGAAAGCTAAAGCACTTAAGAATAAATCAAAGGTTCCAAGTGATAATTCAAACTCTAACTGACCAACTACTTCAGCTTCAGTAACTACACCGCCTTGACGATAACGTGAATCAACCACTTCGCTGCTTTCTTCTGTAGAGATATTTTCTGATAAGCCATCACTTACACGGCGAACGGTGTACCAAATTGGGTTTGCTGGAGTCGTCCCTAATACTGCTTCTTCACAAGCATATAATCGAATTTTCGCGCCTGAACTCATTTATAGTTCTCCAAAATTTAGGCATAAAAAAACCCGCTTCATAAGCGGGTCGGTAAAAATAGGGGGCGTAAAAAAACCCGCTAAATTAGCGAGTCCTTACTGGGTTTCTTCTGAGAGTTCTGGCGGTGCCATACCGACCATTGCAGCAGCTACTGCTTCGGATAAATTTGTTGGCTGAAATTCAACTGGTGTTTCGGTATAAGGTATCTCTGACTCAGGCTCCGGTTCTTCATGCAAACGAATATCAACCCAGCGTGCTTCTGGAATATCCATAGGAGTTTCTAAATCAGCTACGACTGCAGCAAGTTCAAAATCAAATTTACGCTTGTAGGTCTTAATCGAAATGTCACCATTTTCTAAAGTGTCATACACCACAGCTACGATTGTATTTCCATTAGCATCTTTGGGTACCTCGATATACCAGCCTTCCTGGGCAAATCCTAAAGAGCCTTTGAGTAAATAATCGCCTACATCGACTTTCTTAAACTCAATTGGTTGTTTTTCTGCGTCTTCATTCAGTTCAATATGATCACTAAATAACTTAACTACAGGAGATGCTGATTTTAAAAATCCGTTGGCATCAACAGAAGTGTTAAAACTGGTCTTTAAATGTCCCCAAGCAGTCCATGAATCAGCCCCAGCTCCATAACGAAAATAAAGTAGTCCTCCATAAACTGACTTAAAAATTTGCCAAGAATAAGTCCCGTATGAGTTTGTTCCCAAATACGACATCAAAGAACCATAACGGCTAGGCATATTAAGGGGGTTGCTGACATTTCCTCCTTGCCAGTCGCCATTTGATATAAATGTAAACTTATTATCACCTAATACGGCAGCCCATTGAGTAATGGATACCTTGTCATATAACTCGTTAATTTTACTTCCAGAAAATCCAGGAATCCCCATATCACCTACACCAAGAACTAAACGAGCACCTGCTGTAGAAGAAGCACCCGTTCCACCTTGCGCAACTGAAAGTGGTGTAGTTAAGCCTTTCATTTCAGTAATGTCAGTATTCGCCCCTTTTTCAGCGGCTCCTAGATTTGATCGAGCATCTGCTGCGGTTGTTGCCCCGGTACCACCTTGAGAAATTGCTGCTGTACCAACTACTTGAGAAAAGTTGGGAGCCAGATTAGGAATACCCGACGCGAACGGCAGCATGAATTGCCGCTTCCCTTGGGCCGAATTCAACTGGAACGGTCGGTGGTCCCAATTAAATTTAAATACAAGATTCGCCATTATGCTGTTACCCCATCAATCACTTGGAAAGTCAAAGTTTCGGTATGTTGAGTGTTGCCGCTTACTACCGCTTTAATGTCCATCTGACATAAACCAACAGGCCATGCAGCTGTGCTTGCTCCTGATTTCACGTTAAGCCAACCTTTCTGTGTGCTTTGGCTTAAAGCTGCACAAGTCAAAGTTGCAACCAGTGTTCCATCCACCAACGATTTAACTTGCGATGTAAACGTGTAGCCTGTTAGATCGATGGCACGCCGAACATCATCAGGTGGATATTGCAAAGCCTCATCCATATCAACCAGCTGCAAATTCAAGTTGAATGTGTCACCACGCTTAAAACAAAAATTGCTCATAAGTGATTCCTGTAGACATAAAAAAACCACCGATGAGGTGGTAGTGAGTAAAACTAAAAAACCGCCATTAGGCGGTTTTAATTAAATATAGTTTGAGTTTAAATTTTCTCTTGGATTAGTTTTTTGCAACGCTCTCTTTCAATTTCCGAAAACTTTTCTAAGGATTCATATGTATTTAATTCACCCTTAACTGGGGTTTCGTAAACGGTTCCAATGAGATTATCAATAATCTTTTTCTCATTCTTTGTAAGCTTATCAAATGGTAAATCTTTAATAACTTCTTCTTTAGAAAGTCCTGATTGACGTTGAGTCATCAAGATAAACGCCATATCACCAATCGTATTGCAATTATCGTCTCTTACGACTTCTGCTTTGACATTAAAAGTAAAGAACAGAAAAATAAGTGGAATTAGTTTTAGAGATTTCATACATATATCAATCCACCGTAAATCCTATAGTCACATTGTACTGTACAAAATCAGTGACTTTACCAATTCTAATCGATTGACCATTCAAACATTCTAAATCATCAAAAGAGAAATGTTCAAAATGAGCCAATAAAGAATCACCGAGAATCGTTAGTGCTTTTTCTCCCACATGAAGTCGATCAAAACACTGAACCATAATATTACCGGTACGACGGTTACAAGGCTTATCTGCTACACCTGAAGTAAAGCTAGCACCGCCTGCAATGGTTAGACTACACCACAAGCCTTCTTTTGGTACAGAAAAGCCTGGTGCATTGGGGTACTGGATTCTGTCTTGGGCAATACCAGTAAAACTTTGCATACGATCAATAATAGCTTGTCTCGTCTGCTCTAAAGTCATTGCCATATTAGCCACCATACTTCTGAGAAATATAGTTAAAGGTAGTGTTATAAATACCCTGAGGTGCTTGATCAGACCAACCATTTTCTAAACGTTCAGCATAAGGTTGGTTATTCTGAATATAGACCAAATTACCCAGCTTAAACTTAACGGCTTGAATAGCTGCATCTTGCACAGCGTTTGTTTCAGGTCCACGTACACCATAGTCACCAGATCCAATCGAAACAATATGAGAAGCACGATAAGCGCCAGTATCAACCGGACTTGAAACGACCAAAGACTGAACAGCATCCATTATAATTTTCTTTACCTTTTCCTCTGCCGTTTTAGCCACATCAAAACTAAATTCAGTTGGCTTTTTCCCCTTCCATCCCATCATTTACCTCACTTTCTTCATACATTTCAAAAAGGTCTTGAGCGATTGCTTGAATTGAATATGCTTCAAATTCTGAACTAGGCTCTTTTTCTCCCATTAGCTTTTTAACCTTCTGCCAAACATGAACAGCTTCATGTAAAAGCAGGCCATAGATCTCTATTAATTTCCTTTCTGAGGTATCGCCCAACTGAACAACTGCATACGCGCCGTCAGAATAGTAACTGACTTGAGCCGCTGCTCCTTCATTAGATAAAAACGGATCGACCTTACTCATGTCTTCGAATAACAGATCCATGTGAAGTTGATTTCTACCAAGCGTGTATTGCACATGTTGAAATGGTGAGATATACCACTCGGGTACATAATCAGTATTAATCATGACTAAACCTATCAACTTGGCAAAAGCGTTTCAGTGGCCTCTCTACCATCAAATGAGTTATGAACAAAAATGCCATCCACATATTTGGGATGGCATTCGCAGTGAAAAAATGAATGAGGTTTTAAATCATAATCAGGTACAACCTGAACGCTGTCATAGACCTTATGTGCAGTCCACGTCATATTTACTCCAATAAAAAAGCCACCGAAGTGGGTTTAAACATTTAATTCTTCTTTAAGAGCACTAAGCCTGCCCAGATTTTCATTTATTTGTCTAAGATTATGGTCTTTAACTATTAGATTCTCTTCTAATTCATCTTTACATCGACTTACAAAGTCATCAACTGAGAAATTTGGTCCTTCTGCAGTCGCGTAACTCTCTGGATGAGCGAGTTTAACTAATAGAGCATAGTGTATGGCAGCATTAAGGAGAAAATCCGGAAAATTCGATGTAATAATTTCATCACACAAATCTGTAAATCCATTATTGGTGGTGACTTTATGAGAAAAGTCGTTAAACTCTATAATTAATTCACTATTTTTAAGTTCACATTTTTCAATTTTCTCAAGAATATCATCGAGTAAAGAAGCATGCGAAGTTGGAGATTGAGTAATCAAAATATTTAAAATATTTAATTCAATAGATAATCTATTTATTAAACTAAATATATTGGATGAATTATTCTCTTTTGCTATTGCTCTGTGTTGCAATCGCCAATCACTAAAAAGCACAAATGCCGCAACTGGAGCTAAAAAAGCTGCTGCTATAGTTAAGGAGTCTTTTAATACTTCGTAAGCTTCAGTCAAGTTAAATTTGTGGTGTGTTATTGGATAAGAACTTTTAAGAAAAAAAGAAACTATCAAAAAGAAAATAATACCAAAAATAGTCCTCAACCAGATTTTCTTTATTTTTACTCTTAAGTCATCTAAGTCATCTTGAGCCATATATATCCCCCTTATTCAGAAGGATATTAGATCAAGTATTTAAACCTTCCTCAACTGACATTTCCATATTGTGCTAGCTGGATCTTGCTGAATATGAATTACCCGGAATGAGCCTAAGGCTGTTAGCCATTCATCATCAATTTTTGGGGCCATAGTCACTTCGTTTTGAAGTACGGTCGCTTTCTTATCTGTGGCAAGTACTCCAAGGGTTTGGATTTCATATTGACTGTATGAGCCAAATAGAACGCCACGGCCTGAATAGTTTTCTTTAACTTCAACATAAGTTTCTGACTTAGGATCCCAATTCTTTTTAGATACCCATTCACACGTAAATGTATAAACGGCATCAGCTAAATCTTCATTAAATGCTTCGGCAATTTCTGCCTGTAGCTCATCTCTTAAGCCCATTATTTATGCCCTGTAAAGTGGAATGCCGAAGCCATTAAAACTTGCATTAGGATCTTTCAAATCTAGCGAATCAATATAATCAATTGCTATCTGTTCAAAGCTAGAAATCACCTCAGTACCTTCTTGATACTCTTTTTCAGATTCGACTGAATCAGCTTTAACTTTCTTTCGTTTAAGCAACTGTTCTTTACCGTTATAAATTACTTTGGCTAGAATGCCTTTAATGATTTCACAAGCAGCATCTTTAAGAAGTAAATCTATAGGATCCGGCACAAATCCAATTCGTTTTTTCATCCAAACATTTGCAAGTTGAACCAGACGAGCTTTATCACTGTCTGGTGCAAAATCGCTGCCCAAAATTGAATTTGCGTCATCTACAGTAATAAAGCTCATTTCATTATTCCTTTGGGATCAACTTAAGTAGTTCTGGTTTTGTTGCAGATGGTTTGTAGCCAATGTCTTTACTAGCCAAATATTCTTTTAATTGATCGTTAGACCAACTTTCAAAATCATTAGCCCCTGTTTCTACTACTGGAGCTGCTGCTTGAGTCTCTAATTCAGCAATACGCGCTTGCATAGCAGCAACATCATTTTTAAAAGCATCAAATTCTGCTTGAATACTGACTACCTTTCCTTCAGCTGCTTTAGTAGCATTGTCAGCTTGGAGTACAGCATCTTTTAAACGTGAGTTTTCTGAAATTAACTCTGAACTATCACCATTAGCTTGTTCCAAGATTTCTATTTTCTGTTTAAGTTGTCCGTTTTCCTCAACAACCTTTTCACACTCAGCTTTTGCATTATCAATGACCTCTTGCAGCTCAGGGGTAATTCCCACCGCGACATTTACTGTGGCCAAAGTCGTTTTTGCAGGTTCTTCCAATTTGCGAACTTCAACTGGAATATCTAAATCTTCATAGTCATTTTGGATTTTTGGATAGTCACCATAAATGATTACTTCTTCAGCACTACGATTTGGATATTCATAATAGTCAGGGTTTGCAATAGTCCCGGCTTCTAAAGCTGCTGCTGCAGCAATACGCGTATAGATTAACTTCACGATACTTTTCTCTTAATAATAAAAAAGAGGGCTAAATAGCCCTCCAATAAAATTAGATGTTTAAGGTTTTAAGGCGTACCAGACAAATCTAACAATGTACCAGCCGTCATTTTGTTGCTGGTTGCATGTTTCAGCCAGTTTGCACTTGAACCTAATAAAGAAAGATCAGGATTAATACCTTTGGTTGTATCCCAGCTATAACCAAGAAGATCCATGTTAAAGGTACCTTCAGCACGCATACCAATTCCTAAGTTCTCTTCATCATTAATGTCGTAAGCTCGGAAGCCTGGTACTTGTGATTCGGTAACAGTAACTGCTCCTACTTGCAAACCAAATGCATCATCATCACCAACGGCATCAGTAACCAGCACAGGCTTACCTAAAGTACCTGGTAAACCACCATAGATAACGATTTCAGATTCACCGTAAATCTGCTTAGTAATTGCATCATCAACAATATCGAAATAGGTATCTGAGTTCATTACCCACAAACTAATTCGGCCAAACTTATCGCCAAATTTGCGCATACCACGTGTTAATGCTTTACGACCATCTACAGCGATACTGCCTTTTGCAACCATATCAGGATTGCTTGTAATCGCTGCTTTCAATGACGCCAAGCTGTACTGTAAACGCCCTGCAACTAAAGCATCTGCTAAATCATAACCAAGAATCATTGCGAACTCTTCAGGTGTACGAGCACGGCGCTTAAAAGCCTCTTCAGTAGAAGCATAAGGACCATATTTATAAGGAATTTTCACCCCTACAGATTCACCAGCACCAATTTTTTCAGGGTTAACTTTAGCATTTGAGTTCACATCACGATGTTTGATGCTTCCCCCCACTCGGTAAAAAGAATCTTTGCTAAAATCACCTTCAATGATTTCGTTGCGATAAACAATCGCTCCAGCAGATGCCTCATTAAAGACATTCAAATTGTCTTGCAAACGCTCTAAATAAGCAGTTTGAGCCAATTGGTTGTAGATGATCATGTCTGAATTTACTGTAGTCATAACTACTTATCTCCAAATGTTTAATAATTAGTTCGGTAGTTTTAGGAAGGAATCTTGGCCATGTTCCTTGATGTATTCAGCTCTTTGAGATACTGACATCTCGCTACGCTTCATACCCGCTGGAGCCCCACCTTTACCCCCGCTCTGGAAGCCACCGCCATTTCCTTTACCACCTTTAAGGATCAAGTCTTTATGCTGGTATCCACCAACCAAGGACTCTAAAGCTTCATCAACATTTGCAAGTTCACCAGGGCGTAAACGTGAATAAATTTTTTCGCCTTTTTGGTCGTAGGCAACAACTTTGCCTTCTTCAATTTTGAAGTGCTGGCCAAAGGTCGCTTGAACCATATCTACTGGTACTGCAATGTTGTCTTGAATGTACTTAGAACGAGCAAAACCACCGCCAATAAGCTCACCATGCAATTGAGCTTCTAGAGCATCACGCTGCTGAACAATAGGAGCATATTTCTCTTCAACTGCCTTGATAGCTTCAGCTTTCACTTTCTCGACTTCACCAGCATCCACTAGCTTTTTATCGTCAAGATTTTGCATCGTCTGAATTGCTTTCTTAGCTGCTGTTGGATCTTCGATTCCGTCAAAAGCTTTTAGGGCTTTTTCCGCCGCTTCTTTAGCTTCACGATTTGTTTTTGCTTCATTGTTTAAACGTGCAATAGTTGCTACAGAGTGAACGGCATCATGTGGCATTTCTTTGTCATCATCATGAACATAGATAGGTTTATCACCTTCTACTTCCGCATATACCTTACCGTCGATCGTTACTGTTTTAAGTTTCATTGGTCATCCAACCTATATTTTCAAAATGGGCATCCACCCGGATTCGCCGTCTGCATCCACTTTCGGCAGATAATAAAAAAGCGCCCCGAGGGACGCTTTTATTCTGTTAATTACTTATGCAATGTTTAAACCTTCCACGCCACGCTTCTGACGATTTCGAGTACGTTGTTCAAGCCACATCAAACCTTGCTCTAAATTTGTAATAGCGAGTGAGTTTTCACGACAAGGGAACTTTGCATTAAGAACACGTAGACGGTGAAGGACAATAGCTAACAATGCTTCGCTTGTTACACCATTTACCCCAACTTCTTTAACTGGACCAAGTTGAAATTGAATTGGTATCAACTGATCTCCAGCTAACACATCATAAAAATGACCGGGTTCTAGTAATTGCTCACCTTCAGGAGTTTTAACAGTTTCATTGTGGTTCGCAGTAACACCGTTATCATCTGTATGAATTTCACTTCCAAAAACGACATTTTGAACACAATCTGGTTGATATGAATGTTCAAATACATCTTTTGGTGACCAAGAGATATATCCTTTATGATCTGGATGATTAGCTTTGCCACCATCTTTGTATTCAATTAAATAACCTGGATCACTTGGATTTTCATTTTCAGGAATTTGCCACCCTTGGTATTCATTGTATTCACCACGTGTCATAGGCACTGCTAAAACTGATTTAGTGCCGATATAGGCAACCATTGATAAAGTTAATAGCTTCTTAGACATTTTTGTACTCACAAAAAAAGCACCCTTAGGTGCTATTGAATTAATAAATTGGGTTAATTTGAAATTGAGGTTTTAACTGTCACACCAGTTAGAAAGTGTTTTTCTGAACCACCCAAGCATGTGGCACTAGAAAAATTCGCATAAACATCTTGTACATTTACGCCTGTATCTTTTTCAAATTTACTGATCAATTCAGCAATATGGCCTGTTAGTGTTCTTTCTAACTCTTCTTTTCTCTTTACATATTCAGCAACTGATATTTCAGACATTTTTACCACCTTTAGCTACGTTTACTTTTTATTCCAAACCTCTGATCTAGGTTCATCACCAACTAAGCGGATGCCTTGAGGACCACCTACATCAAATGTTGCCGTGATAGTCGCTGGACCCTCAAAAACACTACAATTCATTTTTACAGAGGTTAATCCAGCTAATGGAATACCTGTTTCCTCGTCACAAAGAGCAAGATGAGAAGATTTATCTGAAACTCTTTTAAGTACTAAATGCCTAACTTTTGATTCACTCATAAGCCAAACTCCATAAATGACAAAAGCGCCGTTTGGGCGCTTATATAGGTGAAAATTGTGTCTAAAGTGAATTTAGGATTGCCTGTCATCGGCGATAATTACTCACAGTTAAATCCAGTTCCAACAAGGTCTTTTTTCAAATTTGAAACGAGAGTTTGTTGTTCCTGCTGTTGTCCACTAAGATAATTTTTATCTAGAGTCTCTGCACCATCAATAGATTTATAAAGCTCTTTAGATTCCTCTAAATTGTCTTTTAAAAACGTGGTGAGGTTTAGTTTCGCCTGGGCAGCTCTACATAAATTATTTTTAGCTTCTAAATCTTGAGTAGCCTGTTTTACTTGACCAGTTTCAGGATCAAAAGAATATGCATTTGCCATTGCTGACTCCAAAGCTTCAGACAAGCGATCATATTCTTTAAGATATTTTTGACTTGGTTCAGCTAAACAAATGATGGAAATTAGAGTTAGACATACAAAAGCTATTGTTTTCATATTGTATAAATTCTGATGTTTTAAAAAATATAACATAAGAAAAAATTACAGACCCAACTCTTTAAAGGCTTTTTCATCCAACTTTCTCAAATCATCTAAGCTATAGAAACGGCCTTCAGGATCAAAGAACTTCTCAAAATCAAATTTCCCATCTTTATAGAGCTTAAAGCGCTTTGGCCCTAGCCACTCTTTTTGAAAGAAATCATCTGTTTTCTTAAAGAACTCTTTAAATGTGGTGTTTGCGTCCAATTGCCCTATTAATTGGCTGCGCTCATCTTTCGGGATGTCCTTTACTTTGCGCTCATCCATTACAAAAGGACGTTCTCCTGGAAGTTTCCCATCTTTCTCAACTGGTACCAAAATACTGCGGCAATGAGGATGCAACGGCGGTACACGTTTAGCTGGGTCGTTTATTTCCCAAATTGAGCCATCCAGCGAAGCACACAACTTAGAAGTTCTTCCATCAAGAACGCTAATAAAACGCACATAATCAAAGCCCAATTGATTAAAGCTATTTAAATAAGCTTGATTGGCTACGTGACTTCTTACAGTCCTAACAGTGCGATCAATATCAGTCTTGGTACCATTTAAGATTCCATCTTCATAATTGAGCCGTTTGGTACCGCGAATACGCTGAATAATTTCCTGATTGCTTTTGCCAGTACTGATACCGTCACGAATCGCATATTCAACTTTTTGGCGGGCACTTTCTGCAATTCTTGATAAAAGGTCATCAACAAGAGCACCGCCTGTAAGAGGTACCTTTTTTGCAGCAGAATAAAGCTTTTCTCCATCTGGTTTATTTATCGTTGTGCCGAATAACTTTGCCATATAGCTGGCTTCATATACGGCCAACGCAGTAGCTGAAACGGCGAAAGCCTCCGGCAAGCTTGTATTTACACTACCAAACCATTGAGAAATTAAATCTCTTATTTCCCTGAGGTTTGGAGTTGTATATTTCCCTCCGGCTAAAGCAATCTTTTCTGAATCACTTAGTTCATCCAATAAATCTCGAAGCTTTGAAAGCATTGCATTCGTATCATCATTGAATAAACCTAATAATTCATTTACTGATTGCGAAGAAGCACGATAAAGATAAGCCTGATGTTGAGTGAGTACCTCCAAAAGATTTTTATTATCTTTAGCCATATCACCCTACCTATAGATTCACTGTTCCGTCTTTTTCGCCTTCGATGTTGTCCAGCTCTTCTTTATACTTTTGTTTTGGGAACATTCCAGTTTGGTTATATTCCCACCAAGATTTAAATGAAGAACGGCCTTGTAAAGCTGCCTCATATAATTGTCTAGCTAGTTCAGCTTGATATCCTTGTTTATTAAATTCCTGACTAATTTCGAACATCAGTTCATCTTTAGTCAGAACATCAACATTAGGCGTTACAAACTTAGCTGCCCATCTTAAAGCCATCGAAAAAGCTTCATTCATATTCACAACACAAAGTGAAAGAACGGAATGCTGCACGGCGTCATCACTGTTAGATTCAGTAGCAGTCTTTTTGGCCGCTGAACCCTTTTCGATTAAACGCGCACCCATCTCTTTCATCTGTTCCCATTTATCCTTCATGGCTTCCCGAGCTAAAGTGTTTGGATCTGCTTGTACAATCCCCAAATCACCGTTTTCAGGTAAAGGTAAAAGAACTTTTGCACCAATATAAATGCCACGCTTTTTGGCCTCGTCGTACCAAGCCCAATTGACTCCCTTTGCATAAAACTGCGGTTGGCCCATATAAAAAACGGACTCTTGAAAGTCCGCACTATCTCTATAATGAGCTAAATTAAGATTAGCTAATGGGAGCAATGGAGGTTTCTTAATATCTTCGGAGTTATCAATAGCTCCCACAAAAGTGAATGGAATATAAGACCAGAAATCCCCATTATTATCAGTTGGATACTTCTTATCTTCGCCCTTCCATGTACCCTTATCGCCTTTTGTGTATACCTGAACTGTATAGATGAAGTTTCCTTCACCATCAGGCTCTAAACGAAGCGCTCGGTACTGCTCTACCTCAGTTTTGCTAAAGCCATCAGCACCTCGTTCTGAAGTAAATTCACGGATGACCACCAAGCAAAGCTTTTTCTGGTTATCGATCATCATTGAATCCCAATTGATCACATCAATGGCATTCAATAAGTGAATCATCGGATAGGCTTTTTGCTGTTTAAACTCTGCAAGATTTCGTGCCGGTGTAACTGTTGGGTAGTCAACATACAGAGCGCATCTGTAATGCTTTAATAAGTGTCGAATACCAGTTTGTGCCAATTGATAAGCACTTAAGCCTGCGCCGTTAGCATTACGCTCTAAATGAGCGAGCTGGGAAGGAAACTTAAAGCTTGGATCTGTAGCAAATGCAGCACCCACTAAACTGTTTGATGTTGTACCTGTAACTTCATAAAACACGGCACGTATCAAATAAGCTAAATAAGCACTATTATTTGCTGGCGTTTTGTCATGTGCATTAGGCTTAGGTAAATATTTTTCACCTTTAGCCTTAACCGCATCCTCACCTTCACATACATCATCTAGCTTCTGCCAGTATGGCAAGTTTTTAACATACTCAGGATGTTTAAAAGTTACGTCACTCATCGAGCAAATCCCATATCAGCAAAGAAGGCTTCAAAACCTCCATTCAATTCATTAAATGCATCCGAACCAGCATCAACCTGGTCGTCATGCGTTCCATTCGGAAAATTTCGAAGCTCTTCAATAAAGTCTTTATTCCAATCACCTCTCAGCATTCTGACGTTACCCACGTTAACTTGAGCCGCAAAAGGCTGTGCTCGTGTGAGTTTGTCTCCCGAAACAGGTTTAGCTTTGACGTCATATCCTGCAAGAAGTTTTACGAATGAACTGGCTTGTGATTTACCAGCTTGTCCTGGATCTTGAGGAATCCTTACTGATACGCCCATCCCATCTAACTCTGTGACTTGTTTTAAGCGTTTATTGACATTGTCTGGACCAAGTTGACCTTTGGTTACATCGACAATATAAGTAAAGCCATCTGCACCTAAAGCTTCTCTCACACCTGCTGTAAAGTCGCCTTCATTCTCAGTTGCACCAAAGTCCCAAGCTCTTACTTGCTTCACAATATCAGCAGGTAAAGCATCAACAATTTCAATATTGTCAGGCTTAAAAAAACCGCCAGCTGGCGGTGAAGGCATTTGACGGTATTGCCCGGCAAAAACATACGGCGCAGCTTTCTCCATTTGCTGCAACTTTTGAATATTATGTTTAGCTGGCCATAAAGCAGAACCATCCTCTTGAATTGCTGAAAGGCAAAGATGATCCCACACCTCACCGTTACCACCCTCAGCTGGTAAACCGTCTTCTCTCTTCCCTAACAACCAACCAGCCAAATCGTCTTCATGCAACCGCTGCATAATGACAATAATCGGCGTATCAGGTGAGTTAGTACGAGACTCGAGTGTATTTTGGAACCAATCAATTACACCCTCACGGATAGTTTTTGATTTGGCTTCATCGGCCTTATGCGGGTCATCAATAATGATGCAACCACCAAAGCCTTCACGCATTTTGCCTGCACCGAAACCAGTAATGGTACCGCCTGTACCAGTCGCATAGCAGACACCACCTGCAGCTGTACGCCAGAAATCCTTAGCTTTACTATCATCACGCAATTTAAGATCAGGAAATACCTTTTTATAAGCCTCCTCTTGAACCATATTGCGAGTCTGAAATGCGTTATTTGCAGCAAGCATTGCCGAATAACTGATATGAATAAACTCTGAATCAGGATTTTTTCCAAAACACCAAGCCATAAAATTAATTACGGCAATTTCAGTTTTTGAATATCGAGGTGGAACGTTAATAATTAAACGCTTTGTTTCACCACGATAAACTTTCATCAAAGCTTCACAGATTTCTAAGTGGTGCCAGTTCTGCATCCATTTGTAATTGCGGCGCTCCTTAAACATGTACCTAGTGAAGAAATATAAATCTTCTTGCGCCTCGATCCGGATGGCTTTATCCCGAGCCGCATCAGTACTCATCTAAGACCTCCCTCCGCGCTTTTAAATACTCTTCCATTGGAACAGGCACATCTGAATTAACAGTTTGAACTGGTCCGCCGTCTTTACCTGTTATTTCTTGGCGGTTGGTAAATTGTCCACCAATGTCTTTTGCAGCCTGCTCTAGAATTTTTAGGGCCGTTTTTACGTTTCTAGTTCTATCAAGCTGTCTTTGGTATTGCTTCAGACGGTAGTACTTATTAGCAATAGGAATATCAATTAAGCCTTCATCAAATTTCTCTCTGGTCGATTCAAAAAGCTCAACATATTTCTTACTTAAGTTTCTGCCTGAATATTTAGTTGGGTCATAGCATTCACATTGGCTACGACTAATATCAACACCAAACTCTTGCTTGACCTGTTCAACCACTTCTTGAGGGGTGTCACGGCATGCAAGAGCTTGAACAATATATATTTTCACAGGCTCTTTTAGTGCTGCCATAAATTCCCCTTCGTACAGCTACGTACAGCAAACAGAGCAAAAAAAAGAGCCGCAAGGCTCAGTTGATTACACAGTTTCCGCAGCATCTTGATATATCTAGATCCGAAACAAACGGCGGATTCTTGGCGACTTCAATAAGCCGCTTAACATTTTTGCTTGGTCCATAACGTTTAACTACACCAATAAACTCTTCAACATCGTGACCAGCAAGATAGTGCTTAGGTAAGCCAGTATTGTCGCTATAAAGGATCTCGCCATCTTCATCTTTCATAACGCCAATGTGATACAACTCGTGCTCAATCAAATAGCAGAATTCTGTATCATTGGCCCGCTCGCAAAAAGAAGCATCGACAGTTATTAAGTATGTTGGAACAGCCCCGAACCAATCACGCATTTGTTGTTCCTGGCGTGCTTTCTTCCAACCACCAACATTAAACATAACTTTTTCACATTGGCCTAAAACCATAGTCTGTTTACTTTTAAATGCAGTTGAAGCCCAAGCAAATGCTAAGAACTCTTCATTATCATGAAGCAGCTCAGCAATATGGTCATGATCCGGGTTATGCAGAGGCCCACCAATTTTTAAATAATTAGAAACAACCCATTTCTTTAAATCCGGTGCTGGAATTATACGGATTGCTTCCTCTTCTTCAGCTTGATCAATAAAGTCAGTTGGTGGGAATGGTCTGATTTGTTCCATCTTCAATTCTCGCTAATTCGCTTTTTATCCAGTTGATTGCATAACCTGATTCAATTTGATGAGGCTCAAGACGCTCAAATACATACCCCCGATCTAGAGCTAGATCATACTTACAAAATGAATTTGCGATCTTCCTTCCACCTCTACCTACAGACCATGGACTACCTGAAATTTCTATTAGAAGATTCAACTTCACAATATAAAAATCGAACCGCCAATTTCTAGTTGATTCAAATTGAAATTTTTTTCGGTATCCAATTCGATGCTCTTCTAGTTCTTGAAATAAAGTTTCTTCGGCCTCAAGAAATTTTTCTTTTGCCTTAGGTAATGGTCTGCTTTTAGGTTTAGTTTTGGGTTCTTTTTTTCTAGTAAGCCAAAAGTATTCTTTATCGTCCATGTCTAAAGCTCCTAATTAGAAGTCCTCTGGCTTATTATTGAGTCGAGCAATCAATTTTTGCTGTTTTGCTACGGCCAAAAAAAATCGCTCATCTAAGTGAGCGATCTCTTCTTGAGTTAGGTCTTGCGTAGTGCAACAACCTGTGTGATTTAGCTCTGTTTGGAGCTGTCTAACCTCAAGCATGATTTTTTGAAATTCAGTCATAAACGCTCCAGACAAGCAATAAAAAACCCACCATTTGGTGGGCGTCTTTTATTTTATCTTTTAACTACGAAAGATATGGGTATTTTTCAGCTAGATACTTATTAGCAGTTTCTGTTGCTTCCATATATTGCAACTCTGCACAAAGCCAAAAACGATATGTATTTTCACCAACTATGTAACTCTGGCGGTTATAAGTTGATTGCTTTCCAGGATCTATTTCATGTGCTTCAAAGTATGTACCCTCTCGGTTATTTAAAACTTCACCGTCTAAATCACCGCCGATACAAATATTCATTTTATTTACCAGTTTTAATCAGACTGGACTATAGCACAAAAGAAATCCTCCAGAAAAAAGTAGAAAAATTCTTAAATTAATCAGATAGCATATATGTCTGATTTTACTTGATCCCACAAATTAATTATTTCATCTCTCATTTCAATTGGCTGCTTACCAGAAATTATATAAAACGTTTTTACTTCTCCGTGGAAGCTTACTTGAGTTCTAATGTATGACTCTGTTGGCCTCTGCATACCTGTTTTTGATCCGTACTGCTTTGGAATGCTTTCTAGCTTCAAATCAGACTCGTCTTTCGACAACAATTGACCATGATGGTGACCACCAATAAATAAAGACATAGGTTTACCTATAAAATGATTAATATTCACTCAACATACTAGACATAATATCAAAAATCAAATTATATTTTATTTTTCAATTACTTAGTTCTCAATAGTAAATTATTTACCATTGAGAACTAAATCATCAAATCAATAAAAGAAAAAGCCCCGCTAAATATTGAATATTGGCGGGGCTTATTGGCCACAATGACCATGGCAAAACTAATAATTCATAATGATGAGTTCACTGCTTTTCTTACTTTTAGCAGCTAAGTCTCGGCCAACTGAATAATTAATAGAAGTAACTGCAAAATTAAAATCTTTGAAAATCTCACGAATCTTTTCATGATCATTAATTGAAAGCATTACCTTCCCTTTGCAACTATTCATCTTTTCAGAAAGCAATTCATATTGGTCAAGTGGAAAATCTATTCCATAACCAGCAGTATCAAGATAAGGCGGATCAGCATAAAAGAATGTGTGTTCACGATCATAACGATCAAAACACTTATCCCAAGTTTGATTCTCGATATAGACACCATTTAAACGCAAATGTGCAGCGCTCAAATACTCCTCAATCCTTAAAAGATTTAAAGAGCGGCCAGTTGTTGCATAACCAAAAGATTGACTAGAAACCTTCCCACCGAATGCGTGTTGCTGAAGATAATAGAATCTTGCTGCACGCTGAATATCTGTAAGAGTGTCTGGAACCTTTAATTTTTCCCACTCAAATATTTGTCGGCTTGATATACACCACTTGAATTGCCTTACAAACTCTTCCAAATGGTTTTGAACAACTCGATAAAGATTTACAAGCTCACCATTTAAATCATTTATTACTTCTGTCTTTGCCTGATCTTCCTTCAAGAAAAATAAAGCAGCTCCACCGCAAAACAATTCCACATAACACGAATGTTCAGGGAATCTACTCAACAAATCCTTAGCTAAACGGGTCTTTCCACCTTGCCATGGAATTATTGGTTTTGATTTCATAAATATTTTCCTGTGCAAAAGCATACATTTTTGATAGCCTTCACCGATCGTGTGCACGATGGCTGGGCTTGCTTTTGACAGTCTAAGTCTGTCAGGAGGTCGAGGTACTGTTACCGCAGTACTTCGTCCCCAGTTTTACTCGATATAAAAAAACTCGGTATCCGTAAGGAACCGAGTTTTTCTTTGGGCAATAAAAAAGCCCACCGTATGGCGAGCTTTTGAATTTAGTCTGGTATGTGTTAGATACACTTTTCCAGTATGGGAAAAATGTACCCTAAATTTGCACCCGAAGCAAGTTCAAAGGTTGTACTCTTCTACTTCATACGAAAAATAATTTCTTAAATGTGTATCAAGTTCCATATACCAATCTAAAAGTATGCGTGTTGCATCTGTCTCTAAAGGTAAATAGGATCGTAAATAAACCTGACGTGCTACCTCTAATTTGGATAATTTATGCTTTTCAGTTTGAGAATAACCTTCTAAACCAAACCGACAAACTGAACAGGGCTTATATACATCCCCAGCTTTTTCTAATCTTAACCCTTTGCATTTTGGACAAGTTCGACGTTTAAATAAAAATTGTGTAATTGCAGATCGAGATACACCTTTGGCAACATCTTTAGGCTTTGTTTTTGTGAATTTAATATTTTTCTTTTGAATCACTAAACGGACCTCACTCACCAGAAAGTTTTGTAATAAGGCAAAATGACGGTCTCCTATTTCAGTACCTCTGACTAAAGCCCACATTAAAGCAGTAACATGTGAAGGCATTCCTTGCATCATTAACGCTGCTGGATTGTTACCACCTTTTTTAATGCCAGTTCCTACAACGTCCTCTTTAAAACCATCCATTGTTTTTTGTGCTAAATCGAGAAGTGAAAAACCACCGTGCTTTACTTCAATATTAATATTCATTGGTTTTAAACCTCTCTTACATCAATGTTGTGAACTGTTTTCATCAAATGCTTTTTGTTTCGGTAACTCGGCAATTTACGTGTTGCAACGGACTTAACATCCTCAACAATGTATTCACCATTGATGAGGTAGTAAGTGAAATCAGCAAAATATCTAAGTGCTGGCTTTGTTCGTTTCTCCCCCTCGATTTTCACGCTTGGAGCCAATTCAAATTTAGTATGATGTTCTAGACCAAATACCTCCCCCCTTTGCTGCATGGCTTTAAGCTCGATATAGCGGGTGTATTCCTTGCTGCTATCAAAAGTCATTCCGTCTAACTTAATCTTGGTTGCATTAAACTTATTGCGGCCCTTTTTGGTTTTGTGGCCCTTTGGAAATTGGGAGCGGTAATCAGCTAAACTCATAGAGCTCATTTGGATCCTTCACCCTCAAGAACTTTCTTCAGGTTCTCACTTGATAATGGAATCATGAGGCCGTCAGGCCATTTAAAGCTTGTGATCCAACTTCGATCCCATTTTGCCCAAACGCCGTATTTACTAACTCGGTAATACACTCCAGCTTGCCAATGTGTTGCACCTTCAGGACGATGGTTTGAAATTTCAGGAATGGCTTTACTAATAGCCTTTTCTAAACGAAGTAATTCGTTGTAATCAGTGTTAGACAACCCACTACGGTTGTATTTACCTCTTAATTTGTCACGTCGTGCAATCGCTTTTTCTAAATCGAAAGTTTCAAGAATTTTCATGCCGCCCCCTGCAATGAGCCTTTGAACCCCACTTGTTTGAGAAACGACTCCCATTGCTTAGCCTGTACTGGATCACTAAGTTTTACAGCGATACGTGCTGCTAGTTGTTCATAGCTCTCGTTACCTTCGGCATATTTACTTGCAAATTCAGGAAGAACAGAAAGTTTTTGAGCGAATGAATAAATCTGTTTTGAACTGAGTGTGTTTGATTCCCCCTGCGAGCCTCGAACCTGTGTTCCAGCTTTTGGGTTTTTAGATTGTTCACGTGCTTGGTATTTCCCACATGCGTTGATTAACCAATCTGCAAAGTGGTAATTCATGAGTTCATCACAAAGATTCTTCTCGGCGTTGTAGAGTTCAAATGCTCGTAACTCTCGATCGAACCAAGTCGCATTTTTGATCTGCTCGTAAGTTTCCTGATCAGTTGCCAAAAGAATTTCTTCACCAAGTTTTTTTAAACTCAACCATGTTTTTTTATTTTTAGATTCTTCTGATAGATTCTTTGAAAGATTCCGTGTCCCATTGTTGGGACTGTTTAACGGAATTGTTGGGACTCTTTCATGGAATTGTTGGAACTGTTCCGTTGTTGGTACTGTTCCGTTGTTGGTACTGTTTAAATCATCATTTTCCGTATCAAAGAGAACCGTTGTTGGTACTGTTTCACGGCCCTTAACTCCGATTAAAAGATATACTTTTACTTGCTTTGTTCTGCCTTCACGCTTACCTGTATCGATAATAAATCCGTCCTCAATTAGCTCATCAATAATTTTTAAAACGGTCTTACGATCCATTTCCGTGTCATCAACTAAACGAGCAATACTTGGATAGCATTCATGTGTTTCACCAGCTCGATCGGCTAGCGAAAGAAGGACTAATTTTTTAAGTGGTTTTAATGCACCACCTGCCTTTTGTTTTTGACGGGTTTTCCAAGCCCAAGTTGTTGCGTCTAGACTCATTACTCACCAGCCTTAGGCTTTACATATCCGCCCATGTATTCAATCTTTTGAGCCTTATACAAACTCGTTTCAATTTCCCCTGCCAAATACAAAGTAATGCAGCCACGTCTAGCGAGTTCTTGTCTAAACTCTTCGCGCGTTATGGCTGCATTCTTTTCGTTGTATCCACGCTTACGGAGATTCACTTTATTTCGTTCAAGCATTTTGTTTAGAAGATTAAGAGCTGGCTCATACCATGACTGAATACCTTCTCTCTGCTTATATTCAGGAAGGTGTTTAAATTGTTGATTCATGACACCTCCGCCCGTGCTAATTCTTCTGTAGTTAATCTACGTTTTGCCTCTAACTCAGCAATTGATGCCGATCTAAAGAATTGAACTGGTAGAGCTAACTGCTTCCCGCACACTGACTTAACAAAAAGTCGTTTAGGTGTACTGTAGTAAAACCCAAATACTTCAAAAATTTCGTTATGATCCAGTTCATTAACAACCACCATGTCACCTACAACAAATTCTTCTGAGTTGAGTTCGGTTGGTTGTTCTGATAAATTGTTTTGCATATTCATGGGTTCCTAAATTTATGAATATAGAAGCCTGATGTAAGAGATCAGGCTTTTTTAATTTCTAAAATATGTGAATCTGGGTTTACCCCAACTTGCCCAAGAATTCCCAAGCTCTCCCTTTTCTTCCTATTTTTATCTGCTCTTTCAAGCATTAAGCTAACTTCATGATATTCACCCATAAGGGCTTTTTCTAAGAGGACAACAGCTTGATGTGCATACTCATTACCACGAACATCCGCAATCAATCTCAAACGCTCCATCATGTCTGGAAGCATCTTCAATCTAAGATCTTCTTTTTCAAGACTCATATTGATGTCCTTAGTCAACAGCCGCTTTATGTTTTAACGGCACCTTTCCTTCGGCTAAATCGCGGATTTGGTATTCACGAGCCAATGGGATTTTTTGGTCAGGCCATTGATAAACAGCAGAAGGTTCGATACCCAACATCCCCGCCAACTCAACACCATTCACATCAAGCAACTTCAATGCTTCATCTTTAGTCATAAACACACCTTAAAAGTAAGATTTCTTAGTATTTAATCAAAGAAAACTTATTAAAGCAATATGTAAGATAACTTATATGAATACAGATACTATTGGTCAGCGCATTCGTGCGCTAAGACGAGCAAAGAAATTAACCCAAGTGCAGCTAGCAAAGATTGCAGGTGTTAGCTCGCCTGCTGTTACTGAATGGGAAAAAGATAGCTATTTACCTAAAGCAGGATCTTTGGAGGCAATGGCAAATGCTTTTGGCGTTACAACTGAATACATATTGACTGGTAAAGGAGAGATAGCTTCACAAGAGTCCATGAATGTAGCCCCAGTGCAAGCACGAATGGCTCCAGTATTATCATGGGTTCAAGCTGGCAACTTCACCAACGTTGAATCTGTTGATATGTCTCAGGTTGTGGAATGGTTCCCTTTACCAGATGATTGTGAGAAATGCTTTTACCTCAAAGTTAGAGGTGTTAGTAATGAGCCAGATTTCATTGAAGGTGACTATATTGTTGTAGACCCTACTGTCCACTATTCAGATATGCAATCGGGTGATGTGATTGTTGTTCGTAATGATAAGGATGCAACATTTAAAAAATTAGTTATCGAAAGTGATGGATCTCGCTATCTCCAAGCAATAAATCCAAACTTTCACCCTAATATCATTCCAATTGATGAGAACTGCTACTTTATTGGTCAGGTTATTGATTCAATGAGATATACCTATCGAGCTAAAAGAAGAGTTCGCAAAAGTTAACTTAAGAAAACCATGAAAAATAATTTACTGCAAACTCGATGCAATATTTCGGAAAGGGAATCCACGATATGCAAAAAATTGAAGTTAATTCCCGCAATATCAGCCATGTTCTTTATCAGCATTTCTTATTGACAGTGGTACTTAGAACAGGTGAAAGGTTTATTTACAGACTTCTTGAAGCAAGTACATTTAAAGAGTTTATTGATTCAAAAGATAAAGATAAATTTTATAGAAGCCATATTGAAGCTAATAAAGAATTTAAACGGATTCAGCTTTTTGTGTAATTAAAATCGTGACCCGACACGGTACTTTAGAATGCTTCGGGACAAAGGGGTAAAATAAAGTGAGTGCAGCTATTCAAAATTACATCATTTCGAATGAAATGGACGCTATTAATCTTTTGGAGAAAGTTTTAAATAATGAAGTTGATACAGACCATTTAAATATAAAAGTTGAAAACTTTACCCCTTTTAATCTGCATGTTACAGGTGATAAGTTTCATCAAACAATTACATCATCTGTCATGAAAGGTTTTTTGGAGATGCAATCAGCAATCTACAAATCCTACTCATTGATACGATATAATGATGAAGTTCCTAATAAACTAACTCAAGAAGATAGGGATGACCTTGAACTTGAAGTTAAAGTTTTAAACGGTTCATCAGGATTTAATGTTGATTGGGATGGTATATTCAACAACTTAATTGAGAAAACGGTGGGTAGAATGACTGGAAAACAAGTTTTTATATCCGTTCTTTTTCTTATTGCAACTTTTGGTGGCAATAGCATCTATCAAACCCATATCGAAAATCAGACCGAGCTCAGAAAAACTGAGCTGGAATTGAAAGCAAAACAACAAGAAAGTAATGAACGCCTTGAAACTGTAAAAATTCTGACTCAAGCAAATCAGAGAACTCTTGATGTGCTTGAAAAAGCCGTTAATGCTGAACCTATTACGAAAACAATTAAAAATGATGCAAAGGAAGTAACTACCAAACTAGTCAAAAGCGTTCGATCTGCAGATAAAGTAGAGTTTCAGAACGCAGTTGAATTCAGTGGCGAGGCGGCTAGAGAAATTACCACTTCCTCTAAATCAAGCTGGGAACCAAAACGTATTGATGGCTTATATATTATTCAATATGTTGATTCTTCAAATGCTGCAAAGCGAAAAATTAGATTACAAGATGTTGAAACTGGGCATGTATTTATCGCTATGCTAGAGAATGACTCACTTGACCAAAAAATTCTCAATGCAATCAAGAATGCAGAATGGGGTTACACAAAGGTTTATCTAAAAATTAAAACTCTAACTCAAAATGGTAAATATAAAGATTCAATTATCATTGGAGCCTCAGAACCACAAAAAGTTTAGAAAACCAAATTATGCCAACACAACCCACCACCATGGTGGGTTTTTTTGTCTATTAAAATATAAAAAATAAGTTAACTTAGAAAATATTTAAGAATTCTTATTTTTACTATTGACTAAAAAACTAAGTTTTCTTATATTTATCTCATGGACAACAAAAAAGCACACCGACTCTCTGACCTTTCGATGTGCTTTGCAAACTGCGAGATCAATTATGAATGTAAATGCAATTCCATTCAACCATATCAAAGTAACAGGCGTTACAGCTCTTGTTTTAATTGCTGCTCTTGCTTCTTGTGAATACAAGACAGCTCAATCTAGCTTTGTACCAAACACGCAATTCACACCGCAAACTCAACCTAGTAGTTATGGTGTTCAATCAGCCCAGATCACAGGTAAGACATCAGGTATTGCTGTAATCAAACTTGATGGCTTCCGAGTAAACGTAAGCTTTGACTTTGAGGCTCATCCGGATAGCTACGGTGTACCTGGTTCTGAATTTACTGCTGTTGATGTAACCCAGCTCACAATTAATGAAATCAAGGATGTAAATGGCAAGTCCTACAGTGACTTCACAGATTTCAACGATCACCGCAATATCAATGCCCTTCTAAAAGGCTTCATCGAACGTAATAAGTTGGTGGAGGCTTAATCATGACTAACTTCAAAAAACACCCTGATGGGTACAAGTCTTATTTAGGTCGAGACAATACAGGCCTCTACTCTGTCCGCATCGGTTGGCAAGTATTTGTATCAAATGCTAACGGCTCAGTTCTTTACAAAGTTAAAGACGAAATTAAGACGCCTTTAGATGTTGAAAAGTTCAAAACAGATTATCCAAAAGTTTGGAATGAAATTTCTCAAGAAATTGATTTTCAACGCAGAAAACAACTCGCAATAAAACTGCGTGAAACCAACATCCCTACTTATGACCGCAAAGCTTATAAAACTAAGCGCGGCTTCACTGGCTCTAGATAAGGATAAGAAAAATGACAGTTTTCTTTAAAAAAGCAGAACGTAAAAACGCGAAATTACGCTTAGCCATAGCGGGCCCGACTGGTTCAGGTAAAACGTTTACCGCCCTATTACTTGCTAAGGGTATGGGAGGCCGTATAGCTGTAGCTGATACTGAGAATAGTAGCGCTGAGTTATATGAAGATTTGGTTGAATTTGAACATGCCAACATTCAACCACCTTATACACCAGAAAAGTTTATTCAGGTAATTAAAGCAGCTGAGCAAGCAAATTTTGACACACTCATTTTAGACAGTATTACTCATGAACGGTCTGGTGTAGGTGGATGTCTTGAAATTGTTGATCAACTGGCCGCTGGACCATTCAAAGGTAATTCTTGGAGCGCATGGAGCCAAGTAACTCCACGCCACCGTAAATTTATTGATGCAATGCTTCAGTCAAGCATAAATATCATTGTGACCATGCGCTCAAAGATGGAAACCATTCAAACCAACGATAACGGCAAAAAGAAAGTTGAAAAAGTTGGTATGAAGGCCGAACAACGTGACGGTATCGAATATGAGTTTACGACTGTTCTAGATCTAACTCATGACAATATTGCTATAGCAACTAAGGACCGCTCTCGTCTGTTCTTAGATCCTCGTCAATTGAGTGAACATGACGGCGTTTTATTAAAACAGTGGCTACTCTCAGGATCTGCTAATGCATGTATCAATGGGAATCAATTTTTAGAACTTGAGCACTTAATGCATCAGGCGGGAATTGATATTGCGAATTACTGTGCAAAGCGTGGTCTAAATAGTCTTCATGATGTGAAACAGCAAATATTTGAAGAGACTTGCGACGGTATTAAAAAAATCATTCAGCAAAATCAACAAGCTCAACAAGCAAATGAACAACGCCTTATTGAGCAACAAGAAAAGACTTTAGAAAACGAGTACCAACTCGCTTTGAAACACATCGAGTCAGCTATACGTATCAGTGACTTGGATTACCCAACTAATTACTTCAAGGGTACCAAGTATGAACATAACATTTTAAACGCCTGTACTGCTAAATCAGATATGGAAGGATGGACTGCATGAATAATTTACTAACAGCATCTGAAGCATTTGAAGCTCTTCAAATGGGTAAAACAATTCTTTGTCGCCCTGAGGGTGACATGTTGGACTTTGCTGACTTGGATCAGTTCCCTGCCACCATCTTTGCTAAATCTGGCTTTGAATTCTGCATCAAACTTGAAACTATTGAATTAGCGGGAATTACCTTCACTAAACCATTGACAATTGATGAGTATAAAGAAGGTCAGGAAGTTTTTGTAATCAGCACATATTCGCATACGGTTTATGTTTTAGATTTTAAAACTAACGCACTTATTGATTCTATTAATTATGGCTTTGTTCAGCGTGATGCAGAAAACGCCAAGCTTCAATTAAAAGCTCTATCTAAAGCATTAGGTTTTGAAGTTAGTGACGATTTAAGTGTTATTCGCCTAGGTGATGAACCAAAGAAACAACGTGGTAAGAAGTCAAAAGCTGAGCCGCCCGCTAAAGCAATACCTTCTGAAGTTTTTCCTGTTGGAAATCAGCCAGCGATTGTTATAACAGAACAAACTAATGTCACAGCTTCCGAAGACCTACTAACTCCAGTTACTAACGAAACTGAAGTAGATCAGGATTATCAGAAGAAACTTTATACCTTGCTGCAACGAGTTAAAGAATCAAAAACACCAGACGAAGTGAATGCAGTTTATCGATACACCCGTACATGGTCAGATAAACAAATGGAGCCTTTGCTGCTTGCAACTCACAAGCGACTTGAAGAGCTCGAAAAATCTAAAGTGTCTGCAACTGAACCGCCTTCATTAATGGTCCAGATTCAAAACGCACCTGACCTTACGACATTGGATGCTCTGGAAATAGATGTGGCCGCACGAGATCTACAGATTCAACCGAAGCTAATGGGGTATGTGAGAAAACGCCGCTTTGAATTAGAGAATCTGCCAGTTTCTCAACCAGAATCTGAACCTGATTATTTACTGGAGGAACCCTTCTAATGGCGAAACAGACTACTCCAGAGTTTCTTTTCGAGCCAAAGCTGCTACCCCAGCAGCTTTTCGAGAAGTTCATTGTCTTCAATGTTAATGCTGGCTATCGAGGACGTGGTACACCAAACGGGGTGAACCTAATAAAAGGTAATAAAGCTACCCTCACCTTGAACGATAAAGGTGAGATGAACAAGGCAGCTCAAGAGCGCTACAAGTTAATGCTTTTGAAGTATTTCAAAGAAGGTCGCTCAGCAATGGATGAGCTGAATCATGAAGTTAAACGTATTTATACAATGGTGGTATGAATGTTAAAAGACCTGAGAAATCTTTCTGAAAAAGAACAGCAAGAATATTTAGATCGTTTTATTTTGGCTAATGAAGAGCAGAAATTCCCCCAGGAAGTTGTAGCACTTTATTTAGATTGCTCACCATGGACATTAGCTAGAATGCGTTGTGATCAATCATCACTGCCCTTTTCAAAAATTGGAAGACGTGTTTCATATAAAAAGAAGGACGTTTTGAAGTACGAGCAAAGCAAGACCGTGCTTAATACAGCACAGCTTGCAACGATTTAAGGCGGTTATACCGCCTTTATTTCTTTTAACCTTTCTGCCCAAACTGATTGATAGTTAAAGCAATCAATTTTTCCTTGATAAACCGCTTCAATCATATTCATTGATGCTTTCAATTCCTCCTCAGGAATTTGAACATATCCACCTGTCACATCAACTCTAGGTTTAGCCGTGTGATTAAGAAGCCTTTTTGTCACATAGATATTAAATCTTAATAGGTTGCATATAGAAGCAAATGTACGACGAAAATCATGCATTGAAACGTAATAGTCAACTTCCTTGCCAACCCTATTAAGTAATGTATCCACCTTTGTAGCATGCATATTCCAAGATGTAGGCATCTTTGTTGCTGGGAACACCCAATCGTTTTCTCTTAATAACCAACGTTCTCGCAAAATACTATGTAAATGATCACCAATTGGGAAAGTATGATCTGTGCCGTTTTTGGTATCTCTAAAAGTTAAGGTGCCATTTTTAATATTTACATCAGTCCACTTTAAACAACATGCCTCTTGTTTACGGCATCCCGTATACATGCACATCAATACAATATCTCGGTGTGTATTTGATCTTGCTGTATTTTCAAGATTCACCTCATCTTCATAGTTGAGTACTGCGTTGTAATATTTGTAAATAATGTCTTTATGAAGATGCCTATCTCTACTACCAATCTTGTTCCAGCCTCTAGTTACGGAAATGATGTCAACAGGATTGGTTTTAAGAATTGGGTTTTCATCTGTTGAATAAAGGACATGGATGTACTTCCACAAGGTACCCAAAAGAGATACGGATCCATTTGCAGATGATTCACTTATATTTGATACCTCTATAAAACGATCTAAGACTTCCTGTTTGGTAATCTGAAAAAGCTTTCTATTGCCCCACCCTAAATAAAGATCAAAGTATTTGTTGTATTGCTTTATGGTTTTTGGCCTAAAGTCATTTTTTTCAATATAAATTTGAAGCGCTTCATTCACTGTAATGTCTAAAGGATTAGAAACACTTTTTAATCTGGTTGGTTTTTCATATTCGTTGTTTGAAATTTTCGCAAGAATCATCTGAGCTTTTGCTCGAGCATTTGTAGCAGGTATATCAGTAGTCTTGCCAATCGTCACCCGAAATAATTCACCTTCATGACGACGTTCAACAATATATGTTTTGCTCTTATTGGTTACCCGAACAGCAAAACCAATGAGTTCTGAGTCTCGATATATTTTTTGACCTTTTTCTGTCAATGGAATAGCATCAACATTAGATTTGTTGAGTTTCAT